TGACTTTGGATGCTACTGTTGGATCAGGATCACCTGATACAACTTTTGGCAATACCTTGCGTATGGCAATGTATAATCGTTTTGTATTAGAACAAATTCTCAAGCTTACAAAGGATGACTATGGTTTACTTTGTAAGGGTGATGATTTTGTATTGTTGATCTCTAAATATTATTATAATCAACTCGAATCAGCTTATTACAAATTTTTCCTTAAAGCAGAAGAATTTGATGAGGTTCGAGATAACAATAAACCAATCAAAGGAGCACAAATTTTAAAATTCCTTTTGATTGGTGATTATGAATCTATTGATTTCTGCTCAACTAATGTAATACATAGAAATAATACTATAGTTGTTATAAGGAAGGTTGATAGATTAGTTTCTCTGGGTCATTGGTCAGTTAAAGCACTGCAATATTCGAAACCAGAGTTAGCTGTGTATTATAAAGCCCTAGCTGATTGTAATAAGGCATGGGCGAATAATCTCTTTTTCTTCGAAGGTTATACTCGTGTATACCAAAAATATCACGATGTTTTATATAAAACTTTAGATGCAAAAGAGTTAAAGATGTACAAAAATTTTTCTAGGAAAGGTGAAGTCAAAATCACCTTACCTGTTGTAGAAAAGTATAGAGATGACGATTCCCAAGATTATAAATTTGGTAGAGACTTGGGCATTGCACTCAAGGAGAGAAAACAATTTAATACTGTTGGTGACTCCTATGTAAATGATTTTCTTATAGATAAATATAAAATAACTAAAGATGTTGCAATTCTACATATAGATAAACTATTGAATTGTGATGAACATCTATTGTATGATAATGTAAGTGGTCAAATCATGTGATCTTAGGGGAAAGAGGTCAGATGTGGTGTTTTGTTGTATATATCTTAGTGTCAGTCGTATTGTGATCTGGTGAACTTGGATATATTGTTGTAATAGCTAATCAAAATTATTTCAATGTATTGGTTCTATATTCTAATTGTATCTTGAATGGTACGATAACTGTTATTCTGAGCAGGATGGGTGGAAGATAATGAGCTTCTTCGAGTTTTAGAAGAAGACAAAACAACCCAAACAAACCTCAGCAGTGGTTAGAATAATCCCCAAGAAGTTGAAGTGATGAGATGAACTACGCAGACAATATATTTGTGTTACAAGTTCTTTAAGATCAATTACCCACACCCATAGTTTCAAAAGGTGTGCAGTACTGCGATGAAAATGACGAGTGTTGAAAGAAACCTCAC